CAGGATCTTTCCTTAATTGCTCGGACAACCATTTGCTTGTCCGCTTCTTCTCTACCAACACGACTTTTATGCGATTTATATCTTTCATCTTTTATCTTTATTATTGCGTTCAGCGCAAAGATAATGGAATATTTTTGGAATCAGATTATTTTTGTTGCACTTTTATTATTATTTAGCATATCAGTCGGAGAAAAATAAAAATTAAATTGTATCTTTGCATCGAGAAATAAAGAGTTGTTTGACAAGCATACTTATGCACGATGCAGAATTTAGAACTATTGCCAAATCATTACCTCTATTGAGGTGAGAAACTCATAAAATGCTCATTTTAAGCTATTCTGTATAAATTAGCGGAATTTTTTGTAAAAATATATCCTGTTTGTTTGTAGTTTCAAAATAAGGTCTTATATTTGCGGTGTCTATCCGTTGCTAGACCAGAAGAAGATATTAACTCGCCTAGACGTAGGCGATAGATGAGAGTCATCAGTGGAGTAACGGACGCTGGTGGCTCTCGTTGTTTTTATATTATGAGTGAATTATCTGAGATTTTTAGTTATGATGGAAATGAGGTGACTTTTAAGACGATCAATGGAACGACTTATATTAATGCCACAGAGATGGCTAAACACTTCAATAGAAGACCAAATGATTATTTATCGCTAACATCTGCAAATGAGCTGGTTAGTGCAATTACCAGAAAAACTGGTAAATCTGAAAATCAGTTAGTTATAAAGAAGACTGGAATGCCAGCTTTTGGAGGTGGAGTATGGCTGCATGAAGATATAGCTATAGATTTTGCTCAATGGCTTAGTATAGATTTTAAGTTATGGTGTGCAGACAAGATAAAGGAACTTCTATTGAAAGGGCATACATCAATAAATAGGAATAACTCTGATATAAGCAGAAACGATCTTCCATCTGATTATATAGAGGCATTAGAGGCGTTACTTAAATCTGAAAAGGAGAAAAAGGCATTAGCTGAGGCGAAGAAAGCTGCAGAGGAAGCCAAAAGGATATCTGATAATATTATCAAAGAACAGGCTCCTATGGTTGAGTTCGCTAAGACAGCCGAAATAGCCCAAGAGACAGATATGTTGATCAGAGAGGTTCGGGAAAAGCTAGAGGCTCATGGATATGATATAGCGGAGAAGAATCTTCGTATATTGCTTGAGGATAAGAAGTTCTTCGCTAAGACCGGTAAGAGGTGGTTGCTTTCCCAAAGGATGATAGATCGTGGTTACGCTCGTTACAGATATCGTAATGATGACGAGTTCTATGGCACTAATACTGTCTATGTGACTCCTAAGGGATTTCAGTGGATCGTGTCTAAGATATCTAAAGAATGGATGCCTAGGTTCTTGGAATTGAAAGGCAGGGTTCTGAGTAGATCAGATAAAGATATTTTCGCTAAACGATAAATTCCATTTTTTTTGTAATTTAGGATTGAGTTTTTGCCTGTCCGTGAGGATCGGCAAAACGATTTGTACTTTTTCAGTAGAAACATAAGATTTGTTACAATGTTGTTATTTTGGTATCCCGCCCGCTCGTGAGAGTAGACGGGATTTTCTATCTTTGTGTCAAAACGATTTAGTAATGGGACGATCTTGTTATGTAATAAAAAATAAGGAGGATAGGGTAGATAATGTCCTTGCCCCTAATAACCAACCATCCGGATTATACCAAAGGGCGATGGAGGTGCTTGGCGACCAGAAGCAGGCCTTATCGGTCTGGGGTACGGCCTACTCCCCCGACTTCGTGTCTTTCTTTGGCGATTGGATGTCCATGCCATCAGAATATGATCTGGATAGTAATGGGGAACCTAGGTATGATGATGTTATGTCATTTATCAAGCGAAAGAACTATTTCGCCGGCAATTTCATGGCCGATGAGGTTAAGGATATCAATAACACCCTTACTTCCTTGGGCGTTGATAATATCAATGATCTTAATGATATGATCGTATCTAACTTCCTTTCCGGCGGTGATATATTCCTCAATAGGTACAATCTTGAGCGATCTGGGATGTATGACGCCGATGAGATTGATAATATCATGACCAACCGATCGGCGTATGATCGGGTAAGGGATATGATGAGGAGGATTGTCGATTTTATGTCTGACGGGGATCTTAATGAGAAGGATATGTATTTCCTGTCCTCCGAGTCAGGCCTTGGTGATGATTATATGATATATGAGGATACATATGACTCGTTAGGAAAGAGAAGGGTTTTGAATCCAATAGAAGTAAGGGATACGATCATGAGGGCGGTAGGCGGTATCAGCGACCGCCGGGAGTTCGATCAGGCTTTCGCCTCCATCCCATACCCTTCCTTGGCACTCCGGTATCAGGAGGATCAGGATTACGCAGATCGGATGTATGACACGTATCGTAATATGACCCGTATGGAGGTTCGGAGTCAGGACGGAAATACGATTACCGACTCGTACTTCAATAGTACCACACCGTATATCAGTATGCCTAAGGATATGAAGGGTCTAAGGGATAAGGTTGGGGAGATAATCGATATGGATGATTTTAAGGACATCAAGGACGTTGCCGGACGTCTGCATGACATAGCCATGGATCTTGCCGACATGGGTGTGGATATAAGCGAGGCGATCAGCGATGAGATGATTATATCCAGACCGGAGGATATCCGTGATCTTATGGCGTCGCTGGACGTCATGTTGTCTTCCATACAGGCCGGCAATTCGGTATACGATAGCTTTATCTCCGATCTTGATAGGATAACAGGAAAAGGGAACCCGATATACGAGGTTCAGGATACTTATTCTACTGGGGATAGGATGGTGTATGTAAGGTCCGGGAATACATCCCCTTCCGATATGTATGATAGGAGCATGTTGTATATGGGTAGGAATACGTACCATAACACGGCTCCGATAACCGACACCGATCAGGCCTATGAGATGTTGGCCGATATCGGGATAGAGCGACCCTCGTACTTGCCGGCTGGCGTGGTCCCCGCCGGGGCTTCCCGTTCCGATATTGGCGTGGTTAAGGATAACATAAAGAAGCTAGTTATGTCCAACATCTCATCCTCGAATACCGAGAACATGATCCTTACCAGATTGATATACCAGCATCCAGTTACCCCTGAGGTGGATGATGTCGATATTGATCGGGAGTTCAGGAGATACGAGGCTAGACAGGGGAAGGATCGGGATTTTATCAAATCCTGTATCTCGTTGAGGAAAATCCAGATCAAGGAAAGGTTAAAAAAATCGGATTTATATAATAATGTCTTGCGTTTCCTTGATTTTAATGGATTTTATAACGTATCTTTGAACCACCATGACAGAGGTACGTTAAAAAGCATGGAGATGTCGTTGCCGGAAGGTCAGGTAAGGGATCTTCTGTTTGACGTGGCTATCGAGTCCGGTGACAGTAGCATGAGAAACCTTTTCTATCTGGATGGTCAGGATAGGATGATGGATGTCGGGTTTTACAGGTATCTGTACCAAAGGAATCCGGGCCTGCTCCGGGAGGTCAACGGCGGCGTCGAGGCGAGATCGGACGGTTCGTTCTTGGCTCGTGGGAGGTATGATGATTTCGTGTCATTCCAATCCGGTTTATATGAGAAGATAGGTGAGACGGTTGATGGTGCGATATACAGGTTCGTCGATGATCTTATATACTCCGATCCATCATCATATCAAGAAAACATGGTACGAAGGATGGGTGACGTTACGGTAAGGAGTGACGATAACCGCCTGTCAAGGATAGAGGATAATCCCTCATCCAGTAAGATAGTTAATGAATACACTGCTAATACAAATAAGTTGATGCGAGATTTTTCGTGTAGTTAATCTCTCTTTGACGTCGTGAGACGTTTTCTTTCGAGCATTGAAACATTGGATTTTATAGATTTGCGATGAATCCGGGTCGTAGTGATACGCTCCGGATTTTTTTGTCTTGTACCGGTTCTTATTAATACCAATTGCATGACATGACGTGCTTTGATGATGACATATATCACGATCCTAGGATTATTAATTTTTGGACTTTGTAACGCCCACTATCAGGTGGGGTTATTATTAATTCAAAAATAAATAGACATGGGTACAAGTGGAGACAAAATCGTGCTGTTAGACGGCATGGGTTCCGGGAGCGGTAGCGCCGCTAATGGTTTATTATCTATGATTCCGGGTATGTTTACCAGCCTTTTGGGTGGTAATAAGATGGATCCGAATTTAGTCGCTGCGTTGATGAACGGTCGTAACAACCAAGACCAGTTCGGAGGGGCTAACGGTTGGTGGTTGTGGATCATTGTCCTGTTCTGGTTATGGGGCGGACGTGGTTTCGGAAATGGTTTTGGTGGTAATGGAAATGATTGTTGCGCTAACGGTCTTCCGGCTCAATTGAACAACGACTATGGCCGTGAGCTACTGATGCAGGCTATCCAAGGTGACAGAAGCGCTATTGATCAGATCTCTAACGCCCTTAACTGTTCTACCTCTCAATTACAAAACGCTATCTGTAATGTACAAGGCGCTATTGATAAGGTGGCTGGTCAGGTAGGTATGACATCTCAAGCCGTTATCAACGCCGTACAGCAACAAGGATGTGAGATCGGTAACCAAATTAGCTCTTGCTGCTGCAATTTGCAAAGCGCTATGGCTAGTGGTTTCAATAACGTTCAACATTCCTTGGATACGATGGGTTGCAATATCCAGAACGCTATCACACGTCAAGGGTATGAGAATCAGTTGGCTATCACCGGTCAGACGAACGTATTGCAGAACAATTTGACTAACGGCTTCAATAACGTTATTCAATCCAATCAAGCCCAGACGCAAGTGTTAGCCGCTAAGATAGATGCCCAAACGCAGATTATCAATGACAAGTTCTGTCAACTTGAGATGCGTGAGATGCAGAATACTATCCAACAGCTTCGTGAGGAGAAACAGGCTTTGGCTACTTCCGCCATCACCCAACAACAGGCACAGAACATCGTTAGCCAGTTAGCTCCAAAGGCTCCGATTCCGGCTTACGTCGTACAGAACCCGGGCTGCTGCTATGCTCCTACCGTAAGGGTGGCTAACGAATGTGGATGCGCTTGCGGCACTACTAACGCCGTATTATAAGAAAGGGGGACAATATGGCTGATTTCAGAGGATATATGATCGGCTCATTCGCCTCCTACCGTCTTGATAGGGGAGGTATCTCGGTAGTAGCCACTACTGGAAAGGTATCTGACGCTTCTGCGGCCGAACCTACGGTTGATTTTGGCATCAATCCGTGTCAGTGGGACTCACTGCCTCCAGAGGGGATATTGTTATGGAAAGTCCGTCATCCGGTAACGGAGACCGAGGCTGATTATCCGGCCACGATCGTCCTCCCGTCCGGCTTATCCACCACCACCCCTGTTACGGTATCCAACGCCGGGGTTATCGTCAACAAGACACCTATAGTGGATAAGGTTGGGGCACATATGACAGGGCAGGATATTACGACTCCCGTGGCATCTGGTGACCCTGTAGTAGGGGCTTACACCGAGCATCTCGTGTATTACAACAAATGCACCGGCGTGTTCAGGATGTTAGGTCATACGGCTACGGCCCCTAGCGCGTGAATTTACTAAGAAAGAATAGGGAGGGTAACCTCCCTCCCATTAAAAAAGATCGTTATTATGTTTAAGGATTTAAAGAAAGGATATCAGGTTTATACGTTGGACACCTCAGGGGTTCCTAAATTCTTTATGGGTACGGTGGTTAACGTCTCGGAACCTAGGTTCGCCCAATCCCAGCTAGGTCAGTACCAGCAGCTGCAAGATCGGGTTATGGACCTTACTATAGAGGTGGACGGGAAGTCTATGACATATGTAGTTCCAGAGAATCAGAACGTGGCTATGGCCAACGGCATTACGCTAGCCTGCTCCGTGGATCCGATAATGAACCACCTGAACGCCATGAAACGAACCAGTACGGATATCGTGAATAGCGTGGATAAGAATAAGGAGATCATAGAGGCATGCGACAGTATCTTGGAAGATATCAATCCCACTTTTAAGCAGACTAAGGATCAAGACCGAAAGATTAAGAATCTTGAGGAGAAGGTCGATAGGATGGGGTCTTCTTTCGATGAGTTAAAAGAGTTGTTAATTAAAAAATTAGGTTAATATGAGAGTTATAGATTTAGGCAATGGCCAAGAGGAATATGATGATGAGATCTATGATCGAAGAGGCGGTAGAGGACGCTCCCGTCGTTCTGACGGCACGTACATGGGTTATGGTGGCGGGGTATATGACCATTATGGCAAGGATCGTGACGGGATGATGGAGGAGCTGGAGCGTCGTGAGCGTAATCTTGAGAGACGTGAGAGGGAGCTGGAACGTAACGAGCGGGAGCTTGAGAAACGTCAAAAGCACCATGAGCGGGAGGACGAGATGTATCGCAAGGGCTGGTTCGGCGAGCGTGAGATCCGTGACGAGTACGATAGCATGGATCCTTACATGCGTAGAGGTCGTAGAAGTCGTTACTACTGAGGAGCAGACGCTGATGACCCGGATTATAAGCGGTACATAGACACCCATGGATATCACTTTTCCAAGGAGTTGGCTAGGGAAGCCGCCGACAAGATGCTTAACGCTGACGGATCCAAGAGAAGATGGACGATGGAGGACGCTAAGCAGATGTTCGATAAATGCGGGGCCAAGAAACCTGATAACGCCACTTGGGGAGATATCCAATATCTGTTCGCTATGTTCTATAGCGACTACTTTCCTAAGGTATTGGATTGCGACCAGAAAATAGTCAAGGCTGTCTTGGCTTATCTGGAAGACCCTGACGCCCCGGAAGGGACGGCGTTCGTAAGGTATCTGGCGGTGCGGTGCTTCGTCGGTGACACAATCAAATGGAGTGAGATGATATGATTTGATACAACGTTGGAAGAACCCTGTCGGCGATAGAATACCGATGGGATTTCTTTTTGCCCGTAACTTTATTATAGCTACATTTGTTCGAGGTAGATCTTTTGTTCAGAGGGAGGGCGGGAATGAAAAAAGGCATCCTCACGGACACCCTTCCCCTTTGGTTGAAAATCACTTAAAACATTATGAGTTACTACACCGCAAATATAGATAATTAAATACAAACTGCAATGGGTAAGGGGTATTATTGGATAGAGCCAGTGGATCAGACGTTAAATGATTTCCAGTTTTATAAGGCACGTATCGTAGGCGATCCTGAATATGACGAGAGACATCATCGAGTTATATTGAGAACTGATAAGTATTTCCCTGTTGGAAGTATCTTCCATGTCTTAAAAGACCCAGAGATGTTTGTTATAGAGAGGAAGTTTAAGACATGGGGGAATAAGTATGTCGTTAAGCCTTGTGAGGGTGAATGGGAATGGGAATCTGTCCAGAAACTTAAAGACAAGGCTATTATATTCCGTAGCGGATTCCTGCACGGGGACGGCAGTTTTTGACACTTACCCGTATCTCCCCCCCCCCTCGATTTCTTGGTATTTATGTATATAACTATATTTGAGCAAAAAATAAGTTTGATATGGAAGATTTTCAAGGTAAATACAATGGTGAGCAGATAGATCAGCTTTTGGATAAGGCTAATGATATTGATCTTACCAAATATGCTCTTAAGACGGATAATGCCCCTACCGCCACGAAATTACAGGCGGCTAGGACCATAGCGCTGTCCGGGGCTGTTACCGGTAGTGTCTCATCGGACTTCGGGAGCAACGTAACTATCTCCACGACATTGGCTAATTTTGATGCCTCTAAGATCGCGTCCGGAACCATCAGCATAGATAGGTTACCTAAGGCGGCTTTGGAGAGATTGATCGTGGTAGCTAATGATACGGCTAGATTCGCCCTTACCACCGCTACGGCTCAAAGTGGTGATACGGTAAAGGTCACGTCTACAGGTAAGATGTATCTGATAAAAGACGAGTCTAAATTAAACAGTGAGGATGGGTATGAGCCTTACACGGCCAGTCAGGCTTCCTCCGTGCCTTGGTCAGGGGTTACGGGCAAACCAAGTACCTTCACACCTCCCACGTCCTCCGCTACCGTTCTTGGCGGTATTAAGGTGGGATATACGACTTCCGGGAATAACTATAAGGTGCAACTGGATTCGTCCGGCAACGCTTACGTCAACGTTCCATGGACGGATAATAACACAACGTATAATGAAGCCACGGCCGACACCTTAGGATTGGTTAAGATCGGCTATGCTTCTAATGGAAAGAACTACGCTGTGCTCTTGGCTAATGGCAAGATGTACGTCAATGTCCCTTGGACTGACAATAACACTACATACTCACAGGCCACGAGCGATAATCTGGGTCTTGTTAAGATCGGGTACTCAGCTAATGGGAAGAATTATCCGGTAGCTCTTGACGGAAATGGTAAGATGTATGTGAATGTTCCGTGGACGGATACCAACACGACATACACCAATATGGGAGCCGCTTCTGCCTCAGCGTCGGGAAAGGCCGGCTTGGTCCCCGCACCTGCCGCCGGAGCGCAAGCCAAGTATCTTCGTGGTGACGGGACATGGCAAACCCCTCCTAATACCACATATAGCAACATGGGTGGAGCGACGTCCTCAGCCGCAGGATCGGCGGGATTGGTACCGGCCCCAGCCGCTGGCAAGCAGGCATCTTTTCTTCGTGGTGATGGAACGTGGGTAGTGCCTACCAATACCACATACGGATTAGCCTCTACTACAGCTAACGGCTTATTGAGACAGCTTAATGGAAGCACATCCAGTTTCATGCGTGGAGATGGCACTTGGGCTACACCTCCTAACACGACATACGCCGTAGCCAACGAGTCTACTA